ATAGGTAGGGGTTGGGTACAAGCCCAATATTTAAAAGCAACTGATAAAGTGGAGGTGCATGATGCCGAAGTTCAAAAACCTAGAAGGTCAAAAGTTCGGGAGATTGAAGGTTTTACAGCGTCAAGGGTTGAAATCACCAGTGGTTTGGGAATGTTTATGCGAATGTGGCAAAAGTACTTATGTTCTCTCAGGGAATTTAAGTTCAGGGAACACAACAAGTTGTGGTTGTCGCTGGGGGGAGGCCAAAGTTATTCATGGTCACAGATACAGCAAGAAGACAGGCAGGGCCACTATGACCACCACTTACAGATCCTGGGCAGATATGAGAACCAGAACCCAGAACCCAAAAATGAAAGGCTGGAAGTATTACGGGGGGCGTGGAATAACATGCTGTATTCGTTGGTCAAAATTTGTAAATTTTCTGGAAGATATGGGAGAAATGCCTCAAGGTTATTCTTTGGAGAGGCAGAACGTGAATGGAAACTACACACCGGGAAATTGCATATGGATACCCAAGAACGAGCAGAACAAAAACAAGAGAAATTCAAAAGTGAATCAATAGTACATTTAGAGGTGTTGCACGGGATGTTTAATACCTATGGAATATCAGTTGCTGGGACTAGTAATTATGTTTCTGATGGTATAGTGGTACACAACACAATACCGAAACATACTAAGTGGGCAAAGCCTTTAAGAAGTGTGTACACAGTTCCACCAGGAATGGCGATATTAAATATGGATTATTCCCAGGGTGAATTAAGGATAATGGCCTGCATAGCCGATGAACATAATATGATTACCGCGTACAAGAAAGGTATTGATATGCATCTTGTAACTGGGGCCTCAGTATATGGTATTGATTTTGAATTAGCATTGGCCATGAAGAAAGAAGGCAACCCCAAGATAAAAGAAATTAGGCAAGGTGGTAAGGCCGGTAACTTTGGTTTAATTTATGGCATATCCCCGGAAGGGTTCCAAGTATATGCAAGAAAAACTTATGGTGTTATTTTAAGCTTAGAAGATGCAGTAAGATTTAAGGATGTGTTCTTTGATAAGAACCCAAATATATTGGCTTATCATGAAGACCAACATAAGTTTGCCCATAAGCATGGCCATGTTAGAAGTCCATTAGGCAGAATAAGACATTTGCCCTTAATTAATTCAAGAGATAGAAGTGTAGTTTCTAAACAAGAACGTCAATCTATTAATAGTCCAACACAAGGAACACTTTCAGATATTGGTTTATACTCTATAGCCCAATTACATAAAGTATACCCAGAACTTTGGGTAAATGGTTTTACTCACGACTCTATAACAGCTTATGTAGATAAAGATAAAATAGATATATGGGCTTATAGAATGGCTGAAGTAATGGAAAACCTACCATTAAAGAAAATATTTGGTTGGGACCATCAAATTAATTTCCCAGTAGATGCTGAAGTTGGGCTTCATAATTTGGGAGATTTGCAAGAATACGAAATACCTTTACATATCTAAAAACCACCAAAAACCACCAAAAAACCTAGAAAAATAGTCTATTTCTTATAAAAAGTAGACTATTTTAAAAGGAGGTTGTATTCTAATCCTCATTGCAACTAATTGCACAGGATTAGAATCATGTCAGTCACAATAACTAAAAAACATTCAAGTGATACCCTTGGTAAATCCCTGGGTACTCAATCAAGCGTAACCTTAGTAAAAGCAAAAAAAATAACCAAAGCAGAAGCAGAAGTAATTAGTTCTAATGCTTTGGTAACAGATGATATATTCGGCACAGAATATTTTGATCTAATTGCTAGTCCAGAAGCAACCATATTAAGACCACCATTTAATCCAATCACATTAGCTGGGTTCGTTAATGAAAATAATGCATTGGCTCAATGTATTGCCGCCATGGAAGTTAATATTGATGGTACCGGGTACGATGTTGATAGTGGTGATGTTAATGGTGAATCAGATGAAGTAAAAGCCAAAGGGGATGGAATCAAAGATTTTTTTGATGAGATATACCCAGGGTTATCATTTATTACTGTACGTAGAGAATTGCGAAAGGATCAAGAATCTACAGGTAATTCTTATTTGGAAGTTCTCAGATCAATTGCAGGCGATGTTATTTTCTGTAAGCATCTTGAATCAGTTACTGTAAGATTATTAAAATTAGACGACCCAACACCCGTGGAAGTTACTGTAACTAGATTTGGTGCAGAGGTATCTGTAGTAATGTTAAAAAGGGAACGTAGGTTTGTCCAAAAAGTAGGTAACAAGAATATTTATTTTAAGGAATTTGGTTCAAAAAGAGAACTAAACAAATGGACTGGTAAGTGGTCAGTAGGCGGGGAACTAATTGAACTTAATGACAGAGCCACAGAGTTAATACATTTCTTCCCTAACAAAGATGTAATTAGTCCTTATGGGCTACCCAGATGGATTAATCAAATCCCTTCAATTTTGGGTTCCAGAAAAGCAGAAGAATTAAACTTAGATTTTTTTAATGCAGGTGGATTACCACCCGCCATTATTGCTATTCAAGGTGGAGAATTAACTGAACCTGTAAGAAAGCAATTAAACACATACCTATCAGGTAAGGGTGCAAATAAACATAGAGCAGCAATAGTTGAAATCAATTCCACAAGTGGTGATTTGAATAGTGCAGGTAATGTGCGTATGACTGTAGAAAGGTTTGGGGCAGAACGCCAACAAGATTCAATGTTTGAAAATTATGATTCTAAATGTGAGAAGCGGGTAAGATCTAGCTTTAGACTACCCCCTATGTTTGTAGGTAAGGCTGATGATTATTCTTTTGCCACCGCGTTTGCATCATATACAGTTGCAGAAGCTCAGGTATTTCAACCAGAACGTAATGAGTTTGATGAGATAATGAATAATACTATCATGAAGGAGATTGCCCCAGAATTCGTATTTAGATCATTACCATTATCGGTACGAGATAGTACTCAGCAATTAAAAGGAGTAGAAATAATTAAGGATAAGTTGGATGTTGAGGGTATTTTTGGAGCTATTAATGAAATCACCAATATGAATCTTAAGGTTCCTGAAGGTACAGGTTCTGATATTTTTGGTGAACTTAAAACAATTACGAATGGTACCACAAGCAGCAATAAAGTCTCACCATTACCAGAACCCAAGTCAACCCCTATAGAGCCCACCAAGGTCAGCAAAATGGACCCAATGGAGTTAATAGAATTAGCACGTAGTTGGGCAGGTATTAATGATGGGTCTTTATCAGGTGTTGCGGCAACTGAAGTTTATAATGTAATTAAAACTATGGATGTTACCCAGAGAAACTTATTTGACTCCTATGTAGCTATCGAGTTGATGAGTGGGTATGATCATGATCCGGAAGGGGCAGTTGAATTAATGAGTGCAGCCACTGAGATATTACAAAAGTCTGAGGGATGTTGTGAACAAGATCATGGTACCTAATTATGACGGTAAAAAACGAAGCGTTTTTATTATTGGAGGATTCTCTTACTAGTAAGCTTGATAAGTCTATGCGTAGGGGATATATACCAGCCATAAAAAGAGCAGCAAGTAAAGCTAGAAAAGGTGATTTTGTTAGTGCTAGAGAGGAAATAAACAGCATAAATGTAACAAAAAACATAGAAAATAAAAGAAAATTTATCAATCTCATAGGTATGCAATCTATATTGTTTGGTGCCAGGGACTTTAATAATTCAAAAAATTCTAGTTTTTTTGGAAAACCACCCCCTGACATATTAGAAATATCAACTGACACCTTAGTATTGATGATTGCCTTAAATGCAAATGAACGCATAAAGAGGCAAGCGCATAAACTAATAGATATTGAAGAGGTAGCACAAAAGGAATCTACTTTTATAGTACAAAAAGGGGCTACCAACGGGTTTGTACGTAGTTTTGTTTCTAGCATAGGCGATAATGGCAAGGCAACAATTAATATAGGTTCCAGTTTGCATACCTCAAGATTAGCATCCTGGGGATTTACCACAGAAGCTGAATTATCAGGGTCCATTAGTTTTGTAGTGTCTGAAGTATTAGACGGTAGAATCTGCCCTGTTTGTCGGCACATGAATGGTAAGGTGTTCCCGGTAGCATCCGCCAAGACAAAATTAGAAGGGTTATTAAATGTAACAGATCCTGAACAATTAAAAGCTATTGCTAAATGGCCTAATCAAAGTAAGCAGGGATTGAAGGCTTTAAGAGCCATGACTGATGATGAATTAATAAAGGCAGGTTGGGATACCCCCCCATACCACCCATTAT